CACCAACATTTACTTCATTTACTTTAGGAAATGGAACTGCGACTGCTCGTTATGTACAAATTGGAAAACTTATTCATTGTCAGTTAAAAGTTGTTTTGGGTTCAACATCAAGCGTTTCTGGTTTAATTCAATTTACCTTGCCAGTAAGTGCTTCAACTTCAGTGCAAGGAAATTATGTTGGCTTAAATAGTGCAAGCTGTTTAGATGCTGGCACTGCTCAATATCCGGGCACTTGTGCTTTAATATCATCAACTGATGCAGTAATTTTTGCGATTCCAGCTGGATTTACTTATTTACAAACGACAAGCACAAGCGCAACTGTTCCATTTACATGGGGCAGCACAGATCAATTCTTGGTTAATTTCGTATATGAGGCGGCATAATTATGATATTTCAATTTAATCCAGCGTTTCCAAATGCAACTAACGATCAAAAGTGGGAGCAGATTAAGTTATGGCGTAATGCTGAACTTAATCGCACAGACTGGACTCAATTATCAGATGCTCCAGTTGATAAAGCATCATGGACTACTTATCGCCAAGCTTTAAGAGATTTACCTGCACAGGGCGGTAATGCTGAGGATGCGGTTTTTCCAAGTGAGCCTAACGAGCTATAACGGTTATCCGGCATCTAAGGATCCGGATGAAATTAAAATAAAGTCCTACCCTGTAAAGGGTACGGATCGTAAGCTAAGGTGCGCTGAGAGTGTTGGGCCTCTCTTGGCCGCTTTCGCTGCGGAGTTTCATGAGCTGATCGAGCCAATCGATGAAGGCACTTTTGACGACTGGGCTTACGCCTTTCGGATGGTACGAGGTACGACTGACAAGCTCTCTTGCCACTCATCCGGAACGGCTATCGATCTCAACGCGACTAAGCATCCTCTCGGTAAAGTGGGTACTTTCCCAGCTGAAAAGGTGCCGATGATCCGGGCTCTATCTAAGAAGTACGGCCTCAAATGGGGCGGAGACTTTAAGAGCCGAGCCGATGAAATGCATTGGGAGGTTGAAGTGTCAGCAAGTAAGGCTAAAGCCTTAATAGAGAGTTTAGGATTAAAAGATGCCAACTAGCAGACGAGTAACAGTAACGACAACGCCTACAGTCTTAGTACCGGCCAATATTGCCGATCAAACGGCCTTGATACACGCTACTAATGATGCTTTATTTATCGGTGGATCAGATTTAACTACGGCTAACGGTTATGTCGTCGATCATAAAGATAAATTAACCGTACAAGTGGGCGATCATGAAGGTCTATACGGTGTCGTATCTAGCGGTACTACGACCGTATCGGTGTTATACCAAGTCAATTAAGGGGCATTACAGGAGCAAGACATGAAAGAGCAAGCAATCGCAGCTGCTAAGTCTTACGGACGTGCAGCTTTAGCTAGTGCGGCAGCGCTGTACATGAGCGGGATCTCGGATCCGAAAGTATTGGCTAACGCGTTTATCGCTGGGCTAATCGGGCCACTACTGAAAGCACTTCAACCTAGCGAAGGTCAGTTTGGGGTAAAGAAGTAATGGAAAGAGCTCAGCTCGCAGTCGGTTTAGCTTTGGGGAGCTTGACCATTTTGGGGCTGGGAGCTGGGCTCGTCCGTCACTTAGTTAAGTTTTACCTGTCAGAGTTACGGCCCGATGGTAATGGTGGGCATAACCTTGCAGGTCGTGTCGATCGCATAGAAAAACAGGTCGATCGTATTTATGAAATGCTGATCGAGGATCGACTAGCTCGATAAGAATCGCTTGAGAGTCTCTTGCTGGTCTGCTCGTCTAATGCCACTGAAGGGCCGAGTATCGATACCGGGTTGAGACATCGGAGCTTGTAGCCAATGCTTGTTATCGTCGTAAAGCATCTTGGCATTTGTAGCTGCGATGATGAAGTAATCAATATCGCGACCGCGTAGCTTTAACACAAACTCAGTCTCAATTACCTTGTGATTTTCTCTCATCCAATTCGTACCGATGAGCAATAGGTCGCCGGGGTTTATAGCGCGATCATCCTCGCCGTATCCCAGTACTCGTATCTTTCCGTCCATCGTTGCATGACTTGTAACATCCATCGTGCCGCTAGGCGACATCCTCGGGGCTGGCATTAGTAGCCTTTCTTTAGGCCTCGGGCGTGTCTCTTGTAAATGTATGAGTGCTACCCCTACACTTTTCCAAGATGCAAACGCATCACAGGCTAAGGGCTAGCACTACTAAAATTAAATAGGATTTATGTAACGGATCGCTGTGACTTTTGATAAGCCGACTCGTTACATTATGTAAACCTGAAACAGGCGTAAAACCCCCTACTCAGCTTTACATAATTCCTATTAAGTTTTTCTGTTCGCCCTTTGTTTGACCATAACACTAAGGGGCTAACAAAGATGGATGTAACACAGATACCACCACTCATTTATGTATTCATACTCATGGCGCTATGCACCGTCCTCGGCTACTCGATCGGACACCGAGAAGGACACAGCGAGGGCTACTTAAGAGGCCGCGCAATCGCTAAAGCTCTGAAAGACAAGGAGCTAATCTAATGAGTTTCCTAGACGGCTATGAATTGGCGAACGACACAATTATTAGATTTCGCAAGGAATACCCCAGCGGCCGGATCATCACCTCTGTTGAGGAGGCTGGTCTAAAGGATGGATGGATTCTAGTTAAGGCTGAAATCTTTAGAGAATTTGAGGATGCAGTACCTAGCGCCGTGGATTATGCCTACGGCAACGTAGCTACATATCCGCAGAATATGAAGAAATGGTTTGTTGAGGATACTGTCACAAGCTGCATTTCAAGAGCGATTAAGCTCCTATCCCCTACGACGGCTCGCGCATCACGTGAAGACATGGCTCGAGTCGAATTTGAGGCCACGCCTAAACAAAATGAGCCTGATCCATGGGCAACGCTGACCATTACACAGACTGCAAAAGAGACAGGCACTACATCGCTTAATACTGCGATGAAAGAGATCGGTGCTCAACTAGGTGGCGAGCTTGTAGCTGAGCCCGCTCGCTGTGCTCATGGCACGATGATCTGGAAGCAAGCCGCAGCTGGATCGCCTAAGAATTGGGGCGGCTATTTCTGTACTGAGAAAACTAAAGCTACTCAATGCCCTCCTTACTGGCACGTGCTAGCAAGTGATGGCAAGTGGAAACCACAGGTATAACCATGGGCGAAATTACATTTATTAAAAACGGCTACTCAACTGTGATCCATGATGACGGATCAATTACCACTACTGCCCTCGATCGATGTGACCAATGCCTTGAGTGGGTATCAGAGGCAGGTGGGCTAAAGATCCGCGATTATGGCCAAGAGGTACTCGTATGGCTATGTGCATCATGCAGGGCCTAATGATTGACCGCGTAATCCTTGATCGCTCACAAGAGATCATGGCTCACCGAACAGCACTAGATAGAGCTGCCGTCATGGATGCTGATTGGTTTCGCCTATATGGGCAAAATCTCAATTATCACGAAATGATAACGCAGCACGCTGAAAGCGTTGGAGCTGAGATCGCTGTAGCTGAGTATTTCGGACTACGTGGCTTTGTGCCCTCAATCCATACGTTTAAGGATGAGCCAGATGTAGATGCAGATATTGCACGCATCGAGGTTAAACACACGAAATACGCAAACGGGCATTTGATACTCCAAGAGTCTCAGCGCTCTAGGCCTAACGATGTCTGCATATTGGTATGTGGCAAGAGTCCTGTCTATCAGCTACTCGGATGGATGCCGGCACATATGGCTATGGCCCCTAGGTACAAACACTCACAGCAAGGCAATTACTGGGTGTCACATCGCAACCTATTCGAGATGAAGTATTTAAGGAGTTCTAATTATGGCGATACTCAAATCTAGCTGCCGGATCTGTAAGAAAGTTACCGAACATGAGGATCGGATCGTTACCGAGAATCTACCGCCCTATGTAAAAACCTTGCAATGTGTCAGCTGTGGAGTTATGGGTGTAGTGCTAATGGAGGATATCCAAATTGCCGACTTATGAGTATGAGTGCATTAGCTGCAATATCCGGTACGAGACTGTAGAGAAAATGGCTGAGCATGTTACGCCCTATTGCTGCAACCTTGCTATGAGACAGATCTATTCGCCTCCTGGTATCGCATTTAAGGGCACAGGATGGGGTCATCAATGAAGCCTAAAGACACGCCCAAGATCCCGCGTATTATCAAATGGATTTGCATTGGCATGCTACCCTTAGTGTTCTTAAATACTCATAAAGCAAGTGCTAATAATATAAATGAGATAGATAAATATAAAATATACATACATATAAAAGTAATGAATTATAAAGAGTTTGTATGTATAAATAAACTATGGACTAAAGAAAACAGGTTATGGGATCCCTATGCCAAGAATCCTAAGAGCTCTGCATTTGGTATACCTCAACTCTTAAAGCTTAAAGAGACTAACCCATATGTACAGATGGACTTAGGTTATAAGTACATAGTCCATCGTCATAAGACTCCATGTAATGCCCTTGCCTTTCATGATCGAAAGGGTTGGTACTAATGAGTACTAAGCGAGGAGATCCACGCTCTCAGCGTAGATACAAGCAAGCAAGGTTAGTAGTGCTAGCGCGTGATCAATGGACGTGTTACTACTGCAACTCCCCCGATGCTACGACTGTGGATCACATCATCCCTGTTAGTAAGATGGAAAATAAAGAGGATGCTTACGATCCTGAAGGCATGGTCGCATGCTGTAAGCGATGCAATAG